ATATTGCCTAGCGAAGAACTTGACATATTATCCGTAAGTGAAAAATAGGTCTTATCTGTAGGCGTGCTGTCGTAAGTTCGGGTTATTGTTGTTACCATTTTATATTCTGAAGTAAAGCTTACTTCCTCCTAGTTTTAGTTGTGGGAATCTGCTTCGTGCGAATGCTCCAAGCATCGCAACAAGTCCAGCAGTAACTAACGTCTTTCTCCCTGCATCACTTCCGATCATATTGATCGCGTTATTTGAAAGAGTACTGAATGCGATCCCTAATTGACCATCTGTAATATCCTTAATCACACCTTCTGTAGTAACGGGAAAACCATTCTGTGCAGTTGTTTTTCCAGCATTCAGGTATGCGGCTATTGCTAATCCAGACGCCATACCTGTTACGCTTGGATGTGGAATTCCTTTCTTCATTTTACTATTTCTCCTTTTCGGATTATTTTTGCGAACATATGCCCGACGGGCTGTCTTTCGTACGCCGCCAGTCCTGGTTGTTCGCCTTGTACGTTTGGAAGCTTTGAAGGCACGCCATCCCTTTTTGAAACCCATTCGGGCATATTTCTTAGGAAGACCAGGCTTGGGCACATCCCCAATTAGGGTAATTGCCTATTTAGCTATTTGGGTTATACCCTTCGCAGTTAGGACACGGATATTGGCGACCTGCTACATAGGTGATCTTCCATTCATGTTTACAATTAGTGCATCTAAGGATAGCTTCTCTGTAATAATCACTCATTGGCTATATCCCTATAATGAATACATCCTTTAGAACCGCGCCTATGAACTGGATAATCGCAACACTGACAATAGTAATTATTCATTGTTTGTCCATGTGATAGAAGGCTTCTTCTTCTTCTTCATTTTTACATGACTGACAACCATCCAAACCTTGCTTGCTTTGTCCGAACATATTTTCGTGTGAATAGGACTCATTACAATTTGGACAGTTGTTAAAGCTACGCCAAAAGGTTTTACTTTCCTTGGTGCGTTGATAGTGTGTCGCTTGACAATCTACGCAGTGTGACCCTACAATAGTAGTTTCTAACTTAGCATAACATTGAGGGCATATCTTCCCTTCATAATAGGATGCTGCAACCTTGGTGAATAGTTCTGATCTGTTTACACCATTCTCTTTTAGGAATTCCAATAATTTAATTGGAGCATTCACGCCTACCACCTTTGTGATAATCGTGTTTCCTTCACTATCCGTTTTTTCGGGACGGCCAACCCTCTTTTTCTCACTCATCGCAGCTGACCATTGGGGAATGGGGTATTAATTAATTGATATATTAATTCAAATTAAGGAAAATACCCCTCTAACCTACAGAAAGCTTTGTATATTTTCGATTATAGAAAGTTATATTTATACTACTCGGTTTTTTTAATCCAAAATAAGACGCCGTACTTACTACTATACTAATTAATATATCAATTAATATATATAATATACTAAGCTTTTCCTTTTCTGAGCGTGGAAATAGGGGGTATTCTGTGTTTCTGAGGCTTTTACTTAGCGTTCGTCAGCAAGTCCCATGCGTACTACAGCGTCAGCTCCGCGTTTTGGCTGCGTTTTGGCTGCATTAGTGATCATCGGTAATAATTTAGATGCCAATGCTTGTACATACCAGCTTTCATTTTTTAGGGAGTCGGTAATACCATGCAAAAGAGAAAGTTCAGAACCCTCCTCAGAACCCTTCAATTCTTTCGCAGCATTTCCCATTGCTCCCATCCAGAATTTTTTAAAACTCTCACGCGCCTGTGGAAGCATAAATTCCTCAAAATCAATTAACATCTGTTCCCTGATTTTTTTAGTGATCACATCCAACGACATTAGGAGGGTTTCGTCAGATTCAGCACTCTTCAACCAGCTCTCGATTTTTTTTTGGGTTTTCAAAGGAATCCAAATCGTATAAATTGTAAAATATAGAAAGAATGAAAGAATCCAGACCAATAAAAATTGTTGATCTGTCATTTTTTAATCCCAAGCACTTTGTCCAATCCTGTCACGGTCAAGATTGAAGCAATCAAAACATCTAAAGGACCTGTGGTTTCTTGGGTGTGTCCTGTTTCTATTAAATCCCCAACATCCCCAGATAAATTTTTAACAAAGTCTATTGCATATTCACCAGTTACAAACCAAGAACCCAGCATTACCCCTTTAGGAAGATTTAATTCTACTGTTGGGATAGTTTCGGCACCGACAAAAACATAAGATAATTTATTCACGGTTCCATTTACTCTGGCTAATAGAATCCAACCAATAGCGATAATATAATCTGAATAGCCTGTTAAGAAATTTGTTAATGCTATCCATTCTATAGAGTCGGTTATGTCTCCTTTTTTATTTCTTTTTTTGAACCAGGTAATTAATGGAATAAACAAAAGAGGCCATAAAACTTTAAACTGTTCTATAATTTTTTTAGTTTCTTCAATTTCTTTATCTGTTGGTTTTCCAAATCCCGCAAAAGGTCCTTCTGGATCTAAAACCATTATACTCCAAATACGGCATTATGTGTATAAGTCACTTTTACGTCCTCGTGAAAAAACTGCAGAACTTTTACTGCAGTCATACTCTATACCCCGTTAATATGCAAGTAATGAATCCATTATCATTACTCTGGAGTGCCTGGACCTTAACCGTTGAATTTGGCGGAATCATGAATTCAAACATTTTGGGCTGAATCCCAATATTATTAATCAGGACAACCAACTTTTCAACGAATAAGGGCTGGTCATCTACATTAATCGTATAGCTTAGAATCTCTCCAGCAGATATAGAACTCCAATCAATACCTAAAGTTACCCTGGTTAAATAAAATGCTGACGGGTTCGTATAATCCAGTAGGGTGACAGCAGAAGAAGTTAGGGCATAACTTCCACTCCACCCGTAGATTTTACCGTCCTTGGCCCTAGAAACGGATTTAGAAGGGCCTAGGGTCATGCATAGACTCGACCTGTTAAAGTTGCTATCTGATCTCTTTCATTTGAGGCGGATATATTCTTAGCTGTTATCTCAACATCAGTTAAAGGAGGTATGATTATATTCAATGGAGCGTTGTCCTGGTTATCATTTGCCTGAGTCCCTGCTCCTCCTACTAGATAACCCGCAATCGAGTTTCCATTGAATAAAATTGAGTAATCAAAGGACTCGTTAGAATTTTCTACATAACCAAATTGCACTTTTGCAACTATGTAATATTTGCCCGTACTAAACTTCAGGAGCGTCACGTCTGTATTAGTACAACCTTTTTCATTGTAGGCGTAACAGTGTTCACCAATTATAGAAAGTCCTAACTGGTTCCCTGAATAGATGGCATTACTGCCTATCCTGGTCTTAGCCATTCAAGATCATTCAAAATATAGAGTCACACTAAGGCTGGATGCCGTTGGTGTGCCAGACGAAAACTGAAAAGCCACCTGGAGATCTATGTTGTTCACACCTGCAACACTGAAGTTGGTAGGGATCATATTGAATTGAGGCGTTCCGCCTGCGTCCGCAACATCTCCACAGGATCCAGCTAAGGTGAGGTTTTGCTCACTCATATTAGATCCCAATAAACGACATGCCAGGATAAAGCCTTTCGTATCTGAAGCATCAACGGCTACGTCGATTCGAGATATGCGCTGTGAGCCCTGGGGCGTTTGGATATTGCCTAGCGAAGAACTTGACATATTATCCGTAAGTGAAAAATAGGTCTTATCTGTAGGCGTGCTGTCGTAAGTTCGGGTTATTGTTGTTACCATT